TCAAGCCAGTACCTTGAGGATACTCTCCGCGCTCAATCATATTGAGCCACATCGAGCGATACGAGGCGCGTTTATAGACGTCCTGCGCGAGCGACTCAGTCGCTACGGCGAAGGCGTTGAAGACATTAGGACAAGCCATATTGAGAAAAATTAAACCGACGTTATCTGCATTTGGTAGGCCATTCTATCCATGCCACACGACGTGGATTCGCGGCCTACGCGCTAACCGATGCGGAGCGTCATTGCCGCTTAGACAGTTTTGCATTCGATGACCAAGCGAACGCGACTCTTAGGGTCGATTACCGAGGGATACATTTTATGTATCACGAGTCAATTAGAATATAGTTACCTCGTCGGTCAGCTCGCTCTGATCCGCCATGTACGTTTTGAATCCTTTGATGATCGTTCCGATTCTGTGCGGCTGGATGATATGCTCCTTCGCGATGAATCCCCGGAACGTATACGGACCGGGGAATTGACCCGTCATCAGCGCGTAGAAATCCACGCCGTCGGTCTTCGAGCCTTTGCGAGCATCGACCAGTAGCTTCCCATTATCGTACTTGGTCGTCTTTACATCGATGCGAATGCCCGGTGGAATAGGCGGGATAATCGCGTCGTAGAGCGGGTGCGGAGGCTCTCGATCCGTGTCGATGTCGGGGTAGACATTGAATAGCTTACAGAAGGCTATCTCGCCGCACACGCCTTCCAGATCCACCGTCGCAGGGTCATCCGCGCTTATCTTCAAGTTCGTCAGATTGAAATGACGGTTATTGCCGTTGCGATTCTTGGCTACGAAGTGGGCCAATTTTCTCTCAGCTTGATTGAGAGAAATAACTTGACCAATTTTAATTTTACTTAACATGGTCAAAAAGACGGAAAATTTTTGAGGGGGGTATCGTAAACGAAGCCGTCCCCAAAAGGGGGTGCCCTACTTTGCGTCACAAAGTGTGCCAATCCTAGGAAAAACAATCCTTTTGCCACATTAGATTATCTAATCCTGACTATAAGTTTTCCCCCGTTGCACAAACACTGTTATATTCACTTCAAACCGGGTTCACGCTTTGTTCCACGTGGAACAATTTATCGGGCATGGAACCAAGGAGATTAATCGACACTGAAGTCGATTCATTACCTTCACTCCAGCCAAATACTAATGCCGATCTTTTAGAAACCGATTGAAGTATTCCCTCTCTTAAAGATTCATCTTTGATTCCGTCCAACGAATAGGAATCTATTCTCTCCAATGTTGAAGCAGCATCGGCGGCGAGCTTAGAACGGACTATTGCCGACAGGCTTTCTATACTTTGAATTTCTTTAGTGGAAACTAAGCTTCTCATTTCTTTCTTAACCTTCGTCAAACCTTCGATGGAAGCTCTCTGCGCTAAAGTCTTTTTGGATATCTGCAAATCGTTTGCAATTGCGTCCCAACTTTGCCCCGCAAAGTAAAGAGCTTTGGCTCTTTCCCAGTCTTCCTTTTTGATTCTCATTCTTAAGCTTTGTCCCACAAAGCATGCCAAGTGTACAAACAAAAACACCACAACCTGTAGTGTACCCAAAATCCGACACCACTACATCTTGTACGCCACTTTATCGTTAAAATCCGGGCTTTGATTTGAAAGTAAGGTGAGGACAGCGGGGCTTTTCATTTCACTTTTCTTCACTTTTCTTTCGATTTATCTTGACTTTGACCCGTCTTTTCTGTGCCTCACCCTGTCCCTTGAAATAATCTCAAAATAAATCAAAATAAACCTTGCTCCTGACAGGCTTTCAGCGCATAGTGTCCGCAGATGAAATTCACTCCGATACTCGATCTGTGGGACAACGGCGTTCAGGATTCCCTTTACTCCGGCGCGCTCCGTTTGCAACGCGGACAATGGGTCAAATGCGGCAAGGATTCCCGTCCAAGCCGGTTTGTGCGTGCTAATAAAAACCAGATCTGGCTTGTCCATTATTCACCATGCCAAACCGCACGCTTTGCCGAAGTATGCGCCATTTTCAAACGCAAAGGACTAAAGTGAAACGCCCCACCCTAAAACGACTCGTCATTGCAGCTGCAATTGTCACCCTAGTCTTAATCCAAGCATATCTTGAATCTTCCCTAGGCTTCACTCCTAACCACTAACCCAATGAACGTCCACTTAACCTTAGTCTCATCTAACGTCAAAACCGGCCCTATTCCGGTTTCAACCTCGTCGGCCGTCACATGCTCCGATGCATGTCCTTTCAAGAAAGACGGTTGTTATGCCGACTCTGGACCTTTGGCTCTTCATTGGTCAAAGGTAACAAGCGGACAACGCGGTTTTGATTGGTCCGCTTTTCTTGGCAAGATCAAATCTTTTCCGGCCGGTCAATTGTGGCGACACAATCAAGCCGGAGACTTGCCGGGTGTCGGAGACAATATTGACGCAACCGCACTAGATGAACTCGCAACCGCCAATGTCGGCAAACGCGGTTTTACCTACACCCACAAACCGCTGACAGACTCCAATCTGTCCGCACTACGGTCCGCCAATGAACGCGGTTTTGTTGTCAATCTGTCCGCCAACTCCGTTTCACATGCCGACACATTGGCCAAGCTTGGCCTCCCGGTTGCGGCCGTTGTCCCTCAAGATAGTGCGGACCGTTTCACAACACCCGGCGGCAACCGCGTTGTTATCTGTCCAGCACAACGCGTTGACGGTATTTCGTGCAACACCTGCCGCCTATGCGCGAAAGGCAACCGTGGGTTTATTGTCGGATTTAAACCACACGGAACGGGTGCCAAACGCGTTCAACGAATCACAACGGCCGGTTGACGGTACGCGTCAAGCTATCGGAAACGGTAGTTTGCGGCGTGTCTTTAACTCTCAATCCAAAGCACCCAAACCAAAGCACCCAATGATCAACCGATACTCTGGCCAGTGTGTCCAATGTCACGAGCAAGTTACAGCAGGCCTTGGCACCGTCTCTAAGCGCGGCCGCGCTTGGCGCATAGACTGCAACGCGTGCACCGGCCGCATGGCGCAAAGCACCGATATGGTTTGCGTCAAACTATCTTCCGGTTGGACAGGCACGCGCAATGCACGCGGCCGCTGCGAAGACGCACCATGCTGTGGTTGCTGTACTTTCTAAGTCTCAATCCACTCAATCAAACACGAACAAAACACCATGCAATCAATCCAAACAAAATACCTGTCAGCGACTGAATCCAAAGGCTCCCGCATTAAGGCAAAGTGCGCTCGCGGTTCAATCACCATTCCCTTCCCGCACGAATTGACAGGCGACGAAACCCACCGCGCCGCCGTTCTCGCGCTTGTGACTCGTTTTCTTGACGAAGACGAATCGAAAGGCACGCCCCGCGAAACCAACTTTTGGAACCGCGCTTTTGTAAGCGGTTCGCTCCCTGACGGTTCAATGGCGCATGTTTTCCTAAGCTGACCGTTGACCTATCCTTCGCGCCTTATTCGAAAGAGTAGGGCGACAGGGTAGGCCAATCTATCCGCAACCGATCAAACATTATGTCACCTGAACCAATCATCTCAGAATTCCGCGCCCTTGAATCCAAGCATCTTGTGCGCCTCCGCGCAGAACCGGAAACCGAAAGTTATTTCTCCGTTTTCGGAGAACCGGATTCCGCGCAGGAACGGCAGCAAATGCTCGACACTATCGAAAACCTCGGCTGTTGGTGCGTCATCTCGGAATTCTACGCGGACGGCGCATGGCATCATTCCGACAGCGTTGGTTTTTGCACTGGTTACGAAAACCCACTGAAGCCTGAAGAAAATTTCTATGTTGTTGACCTTATGCGAGCAGCTATCGACAGCCTGAATCGACCGGAGCCGGTTTGACCTATCCTACGCGCATCATGCCGCAAGGCGTGCTGCGACAGGGTAGGCCACAAGTCCCTTCCTCAAATAATCCAATCCAATGAATCCAAAATTGCTTCCCATCCTTGAACGCATCATTGCACGCGAGACGATCCTGCAATCATTCCACGCGGACAACCTCCCGCAGTCCGCGCTTGCCTATGTGCGCCAGCATTACCTCAACGACAATTTCCTTTGGCTCGCGCCTGAAGAGCAGGACTTAATCGAGGAACTCCCTCCGTTCGCGGACAACCTATCCGAATCCATTCGCCCCGGCGGCGGTATCGGCAATCCCGATTCGTCCGTGTACCATCTATTTCAGGACGGCTCCCTGTGGCTCAAAACGAACGCGTACAGCAGCATATGGGCGGACGCTACAGACTATGCGGTCGAAGTCCTATTGCCCCAGATGAGCCTTTCCCGCATGGATGCGGATCTTCTCCGCGCCATTAACATGGAAGATGCGGTCGAAGCAGTGAAGCAGGACTTTTTCCACGCATTTGCAACCGTGCTTCGCGAGGATGGAATTTTCTGCGCCGACGCACGCGAACATTGGCACGCATGGACGCGCCAGTTGGGTAATTCGCTCACAGAGGAGCTAGAACTTGGCGGCTCCGAATCAGGCCGTAAGGAAGGCGAGCGGTTCGCGTCTGAGTACACCACCAACGCCTGAACCATATGACTGCGATTGAGATATTGAGCGAAATGGTGCGGCTGTATGATCTTGGAATCAGGCCGCAAGTGGTGCGCGGTATGTGGCGTGAAGAGAAGGAGTGGGAATATGCGATTGAGCAGGCTCGCCAGCGCGTGCGCGAGTGGAACCAATTCGCCGAACGACAGGTTGATGAGAATGAAAAGGCTAACCAATGAAAACCCATACCCCCGGCCCTTGGCTGGTTAATTTTGAGCAGAACAAGTTCGATTCTAGGCGTTCGAAAGTTCAAGTCGTTGACGGTAATTCCGCCTCTTTAAACAATGGCGGATTGCCACTGGTTTTGGCCAACGTCAACGCAATGCCATTCAACGACGAAAGTGTACCGCTTGCCAACGCCATCCTCATTGCCTCCGCCCCCGATCTTCTCTCCGCGCTGGAACGCCTCGCGCATCCGATGGCCGATGACGACGACCTAGACTACGCTCGCGCCATCATCAGGAAAGCGAAAGGGCAACAACCGTGAAGCACACCCACAAGCCGAAACATTTCGTCAGTCGCTGTTTCTCTGGTCCGGTTGATTCCTATCGTCCGAATCCTCGCGCTCACGGCTGGACGACAATCGAGCAGACCTGCCGGTGCGGAGCGGTGCGACTGGTCAACGCGAACCAGCAGCAATTCGAAATAGGTTACTGGCAAACGTCCGAAGAAACTTACGAACAATGAACCTCTCCGAAATCAAAGCGGCGGTCCTATCTGGTCGAAAAGTCTATTGGAAATCCGGCGCGTACGAAATCACGACTGATCGGCATGACCAGTGGTTCGTCGTTTGCCGCTCGACGGGAGGATGTTGGGGCTTAACATGGACGGACAACGTGACGGTGAATGGCGAACCCGACGACTTTTTCGTCGCATAAGACCTTCCCGCGCATCAAATCCCACGAATAAAACTCAATCGCGCATCAAATCATGCATCCATTGCTTCTTTCGGCCCTGATTCAAATCGAATCGAACGGAAATGATCTTGCCCGTGGCCGTCACGGCGAGCTTGGCGCGCTCCAGATCAAACCAATTCTTGTTCGCGACGTAAACCGCATTATGGGGACGCATTACGCGCACCAACAGGTAACGAATCGGACCATTTCACTCTTCATTGCCAACGCCTATCTCGCGCATTACGGACGCAATCTCAGCGACGAATCGCTCGCAAGGATCTGGCAAGGTGGGCCAAAAGCCCTCAAGCGTTCCTCCTCCCGCGCCTACGGTCGTCGCGTCATGCGAAAACTTTCCTCTCTCGAAACCAGTCAAACAACAGCAAAGAAATGAAACTAACCATTCAATCCCGCGACAACGCCCAGACCATCGTCGATCTGTTCAACGCCATCCTAACCGGCGAGGAGCAAGAACACGGCGCGACACCGCTCAGCATTTACGACGACAACAAGCATATCTGCTCCCTCATCGCGAAGGATGGCACGCAAATCCTTGAACTCATCATCGAGCGCGAGGAAGGGGACAGGCTCCTCCAAATCGGTGAACCGGAGACGCTATGAGCCGCAACCTGTTCGCGAAACCGATCTATAAGGTCCAGCTATCCGGCGCGATTGGCTGGTCCGATATGAAGGAGCGGGTCGTCAGCTATCAGACGGTCGAATTCTCCTCGCGTAAGGATGCCGAACGAGCGGCGCGTGAACTGAACCCCGGCGAATACACGCAAGGGCGGATTCGGGTCGTCCCGGTCGAATTGTCGGAGGACTACGATATCTATCCGGTCGTCGAGCGAATCCAATCCTGATAACTTTTCGCCGGATAAAAAGTAGGCCAATAAACCTCATTCGCACCATGCCATTTCATCGATTCGATTCTAGCGCGGACACACGCGAAACCGTCCGTAGAGCCGCCAAACCGATTACGAACGCTCTACGGGGCATTTCTGATCGATTGCGAGGCATTCCCGCTGCCCTACATGACCGACAAAGCGACAAGAACACTTCACATATCCTTTTCCGAAACGGAAGCGGCACCGCCCCCAAAGGCGGAGCGCAAGCATTCCGTTTTCGGAATAAGCCTCTCCCCTTTTTTAGAAA